CCATGTACTCGGTGCCGGAACCGCAGCCCGAAATGCGCTTGTAGATGCAGGGGCCGCCGGTCAGGTCGATCATGTAGTGGTAGAAGGTGAAGCCACGGCCCTCGCGGTCGCGCTTGATCATCTCCTTGGCCAGGATTTCGTACTGCTCCTTCAGGATGGGCAGATCTTCTGCGGTCAGGGCGCTGGGGTCACCTGGCTTGGACACCACCGGCTCCATGCTCAGCTCGGTAAAGCCGAGGTCCGCCATGTGGAAGATGTCGTTGGTAAAGTCGGTGTTGTAGTGAGTGTAGGTGCCGCGCATGTAGTAGTTCTTGTCGCCGCGCTTCTTCACGAACTCCTGGAACTTGGGCACGATGGTGTCGTAACTGCCGCGGCCGGCATAGTCCTTGCGGAAGCGGTCGTTGACCTCCTTGCGGCCGTCCAGGCTCAGCACCACGTTGTGGCACTCTTTGTTGCAGAAGTCGATGACATCGTCGTCGATCAGCACACCGTTGGTGGTCATGGTAAAGCGGAAGTTCTTGTTGTGGATCTTCTCCTGCTCACGGCAGTAGGCCACCAGCTTTTTGACCATGTCAAAGTTCATCAGAGGTTCGCCGCCAAAGAAGTCCACTTCCAGATTGCGGCGGGTGCCGCTGTTCTCGATCAGGAAATCCATGGCGCGCTTACCCACCTCAAAGCTCATGAGCGCGCGGTCGCCGTGGTAGCGGCCCTGGGAGGCAAAGCAGTAGGAGCAGCTCAGGTTGCAGGTGTGCGCCACATGCAGGCACAGCGCCTTGACCACGGTGCTGCGGTTCTTGAAGTCGAACGCCATGTTTTCGTAGACATCCGGGCTCCACAGCTTGCCGGCTTCCTTCAGGCTGGTCACGTCGTCGATGCACTGGCGCAGATCCTCTTCGGTGACGTCCGGGCGGCTGCCGTATTTGTCCATCATAGCCGAGACGATCTGGTCGGCAGTGTGATCCTGATACATGGCAATGACGTCATAGGCCACGTCATCCACCACATGCACCGAACCGCTGCAGGTGTCCAACACGATGTTATAACCGTTCAATTGATACTGATGTACCATGTTTTACTCCATTCCAGTTTGATACACAAAAAAATGCCGCCCGGCAAAGGCGGCATAGGGTTTGCAGAAATTACTTGTTGCTGTTCTCGCACTGCTGGTTAGCCACGCCGCAGGAGGTCTTGCAAGCGGACTGGCAGGAAGTCTGGCACTCGCCGCAGCCGCCGGTCTTCACGCTCTTGGTCAGGTCACGAGTAGCAATCGTCTTAATACGTTCCATAGTAGAAACCTCTCTAACTCTCAAAATTTCCTCATGCCGGGGGACTGCCCCACCATGCATTTATCTTGAACTAGGATAACACATCCGACGCCTTCTGTCAAGATTTTTGTTCCGATAAATCGCCCCGTCATATCTGCGGCTGATATTTCGTCAGCACGGTGTGCAGCCCCAGCTCCCGTGCACGGGCCAGTAAGTACCGGTAGCGGCACAGCAGTGCCTGCCGCTCATAAATGCGCTGCTCGATCAGGTCGGTGTCCACCTCCAGATCAAACATCATTTCGTTGCGCTTGAGGCAGAACAGGCATTCCTTCAGCTCCTCTTCCAGCTCCGGGTGGTAGCGCTCGTGTTCCGTGTCACGCGGGATGCGCGGCGACAGCAGGGTGTGGTCGTTTTGCATCGGTCGAAGTTGTTCCAGCATAGGCAGCATCCTCCTCTTTGTGCGTCTTTGCATTGTTCTGATTTCCAGTATATGCAAAGACCACGCAAAGGATGCCGGTTTGTGGGGTCAGGCAGGCAGCTGTTTTATGAATCGTTACAGTACCGCCACACACAGAAGCCGATCGCCCTGCTGCGCGATTCCAAACGAGATCAAGTCTCCCCGATGAATACCAAAATCAGAATCCGGTTCATTATCGGATTCTGCCATTTTCCACCAAAAAACAAAACCCCAGGAAAGCTACGTTTTTTCGTTTCTTTCCTGGGATTCTTAACAATTTTTCAATTACTCGAGCTCGATTCCGGAAAGTTGGTTTTTGGTTATATCAAGTCCATTTTCCCGGCTTCGGCGTGCAAAAATCACACTATTTCCATTGTGTGTTTTTGAGTGCACGATAGATTGCTGTCAATTTGATGTCATAAGGATTTAGCTATCTATCAAATGATTTGTTCATGTGTTAGATACATTATTATAATACACCCATTTACAGGGAAGGTCAATGGCATAGAAAAAGGGGGCAGCTTTACGCTGTCCCCTCTCTCACTCGCCGTCTTTCCTTTGGTCTGCCACAGGCTTCTCAAAGCCAGTTCGGTTTCGCACACGCGGTTCAGGATTTGGCTCCCGAACCAATATCTCAGTTGGGCTACAGTCTAGTGCTTCGCAAATGAGGTCTAAGTGATTCAGATTCATTCGTTCGGCGATTTCGTTGTAGTAATCGCTGATCGTAGTGGGGCGAATACCCGTGGCGCGTGCCAGATCTGCTTGCGTCCATTTCAGCTCGCCTAGCCTCTTGGACAGTAAAATTCTAATCATATTCTCGCTCGCTCCTTACAATAAAAGATAACTTTTTCCACTGGAAAAGTCAGGAAAATGTTAGATTATCACGAATCTTGTTATTTTTTATCGTAAAAAAGCAAAAAAACACCCCCGTTACCCACTTCGACTTATAGTCTGATGGGTAACGGGGGTGTAATCATTTGCTTCGAGTATTCAGGTCGGCAAGCTGGCGTTGGTCGGATTCCCTATATCGCTCATCCACACCTTCCAGATGTGCAAGGCTTCTTTTCAGTTCTCCATTCCAATAAATCTGACCCGTTTCGGTCTCCATTCGCTCAATGCCGGCACAAATGCAGGATAGCAGGTCAAATGTAGCCTTTCGGCTGTCCATCTGCAAAATATACCGTTCTCGGCGCTGCTCATCGTTCTTTTCGCGTTTCTTTGCGGCACGATCAGCAGCTCCCTTGATAAGGATTTGATTCACAGCAAAACTAATCGCTCCACCCAGAAGTGTTCCAAGAAAAGCAACTACCGCTAAAAGCCACGCCGGAACGGCGACAGTGACTGTTTCAGCTGTCCCTGCAAGCACCTACATCCTCCTTTCAGTCCTCCGGCTGTGTCAGCAATTCGATCCATCTCGTTACAGGAAGACGATCCAAGAGCCAATCCACAAGCCGCTTAAGCATTCTTCAGCACCTCCAGCCCAGACTTTGCAGCGTTAAACGATGTCTGGACTGCTTTGCGAATTAAGTCGTCCGTCACAAGGAAGCGAATCGGTGCAGGCACCTTTTCGCGCAGCCAAGACACAACAACCGCAAGGCGCGCCTCGCCCAGTTTGGTACCAACGAACTCCTTCTCCGCTTTGGAGATAGCATCGATTGCCCACTCGATCAGAAGCGCCTTATAGCCGAAGCGAATCGCCACGACGGACAGAACTGCCATAATCAGAATCACGATACAGGCGGTAACAATATTCATAACGCTCATAGATTATAACCCCTTTCTCTCAAAGCTGCTTAGCGAGAGCCACCTTTGTCTTTGCTCCAGCAATGCCATCAGCCGTCAGACCGTGAGCACTCTGGAACTCCTTGACTGTTTTTTCGGTATTCGCCCCGAAGATACCGTCCTTGTCGATTCCCAGTGCACCCTGCAGCACCGAATTGTACAAGCGCTGCGGGAAGCCGCTGGTGGACTTTTTCAGGTTGCTGGGTCCGAAAAGTTCTGCGGCCCAGTTGGACGTGTATGCAATAGAGCCTGCCACATTCGGGATGCCTGCGTACTGATGCACCGATACATACCCAGTAGAAATATCGTTGATGCGAATTTCCCAATGCAGGTGACTTCCGGTGCTGTGGCCGGTGCTGCCCTCAACACCAATCAGATCTCCCGGTTTCAACTTCTGCCCGACGGCCACGTTGATTTTGGACAGATGCCCAAAATACATATAGTAGGCAGTGCTGCCGATACGAACCACAACACGCTGGCCAAAACCTTTCTTCGGAAGCGTTGCACACTCCCATCCAGCACGAATAACCGTACCGTAAACCGGGCAATAGATGCTTTTGTCTCCAATGCCCACGAGATCATATCCTTGGTGATATGTACCGTTTGCTCGCAGGTTTCGGTATGCCTGCGACACTCTGAAAGTGCCCTTATACGGAGAAATCAAAAAATCCACCTCTATTCCAAACAAAAAAGCCGCGCTGACCATCAGCACGGCTTCTCTCAACACTTTATAGCATCGTATTCGGCTTGCAGGATTGCTCTCTGCTCACCATAATTTTCAGGCTCTTCTCCTGTTTCAGCTGAAATGTCCTCCCAGCAATCCAGAAGATGAACCGCCGATGCTAACAGAACTTCGAGCTTTTGTTCTCGGCTCAAATAAAAGCACCTTCCATCAGGATTCCTTCGGTCGCGGACCGCAGATACGCAAGGCCTGCGCCTTGGTCAACTCGCCCTCGTCAACCTTTTCCCACACGCCTGCAGCGGTGATCTTCTTCATGCGGTACATAGTGCGATAAAACTGTTCCTTGCCCATTACAGCTCACCTCCCATAAACAGAGTTTCCAGCACGCTCACACGCTCTTCCAGAGAGGGCGCAGCTTCATCAGCGGTCGTCCATGCTTCTGCATAGACCCACCAATCATCAGCCGCCGCCGTGATGCTTTCCACGGTTTCCTCTGCGTAATCGGAGCCCAACTTGCAAAGAGCCGTGGTGCACTCCCACGAAGTACCGCCCTGCTCTCCTTCGGGAGCCTCGGTTCGTACCTCATGAGCGTCCTTACGCAGGTACAGCCAAGCCGTACCGTCCGGCAGTTTTTCCAGCGTTACCGCCTGTGGATTATGGTCAAGGTTCTCGGTAAAAATCATGCTGCTATCCTCACTTTCTTCATTGCATTTCTTTGTGTCGTTACGCGGATTGCTACTTTTGCGGCCGTGAACAGCTTTTTCTGTTTTAGGGCTTCGCTGATTGCACGAGATTTTGTCCAGTCAAAATAGCCGTTATAGCTGACCAGCTTGTATGACCGCCAGACCGGCACATATCCATTTCGTGAAACATCAGCCTTGGCTCGAATGTACTGCCGCCGAGCCCTCAGAAAAATTCTGGGGCGTATCGTGGTGTAGGTACGGTGCATCACATAGCCAGCCATATCCAAACCCGGGCATCCTTTTGCCGCTCCCGTTAGGTGTCTGCGTTGATGCTCTTCAGCGGCGCTAAGGAAGTCCACACGAACCCACTCGTTTTTTATTGTCAATCCCAGTTCGGTCAGCGCCCACTTAGTCAATTTTCGGGCTGCACTCTGTATGTCAGCCCATCGTCGGCCAAACAAAACAAGGTCATCCATATAGCTACCGCTGCGGATCACGAATCGCGTGGATGCTCCACGGCGAATCTTTGCATAACTCATGACCTTGACCAGCATATAGCTGGCAACAAGGTTAAAAAGCCACGCTTCAAGATAGCCGCCGATAAGCAATCCCTCACCCGGAGCCATTGCTAAAAGACATTTGACAACAGCCAGAAGCCATGTTGCTCCCGGGATTTCTTTCTGCAGGATCTTCATCACAAGTTCCTGTTTTGTGTGGGCGTATGCCCCCTGCACATCCAGCTTTATTGCATACTGTATGCCAAGACTTTTTCTGCGAAGCCAACGCTCGACTTGACGCTTCAAAGCGATTTGTCCCTTGCCGGGAATACTGGCAAATTGATACGGCAACAGTTTTGCCTGAAGCAACGGGCGAAGTCCAAGTACCGCCAAATGCCCAAAAGCTTGGTGCATTGGACAGCAGTTAGACAGTTCCCGCCGTTTCATGCTGATTCCATCAATTCTGTAGAACACGCTCACAGGGTCAAGATCAAGGTCGTCTGTTTCTCCGTCCAACAAATCTTCTATCCGTTGCTCCATTTCAAGAGCAATCCCATTTACGGCTTCTAAACGCGGGTTCCAGTCGTTTACGCGGGCGGCGCTCGATAGTTGTGCACGGCTTACACCTCCATATTTTTCCACCGTAGCGAGGTAATCCCGGCGGAACCATTTCTTATCAAAAGCTTCAAGGACAGCACGCTCACACATTTCATGGTTGAGCGACAAGTACCTCTTTGTTTTCATATCCTTAAAGCCTCCAAACTTGCTGATGTTCAACGGATTTCGGTTGCCGCTTCTGGCCTTAAATCAGGCAAAACGGATTTCTACTACTCACCGCCACGCAGTCCCAAAAAACTGCGGCCACGCTCTCACCAATGCGCCCGTATATCTCGAAACGCTCAGCTGCATGGTGTCGGTATAACATGATCTTAGTGGTCAAGCCACAGGCGCAATGAAACGCTTATGCCCTTTTGAGGGCTATTTATCATCAGCATTCCGGGGCACGCCGTTCCAGTTCGAGTTCGCCGGGGAATTGTTGCCATTCGCGCAAGGCAGGCCGCAGTTAGCACCGTCATCAAGGTTGCCACCGCGCCACGGGGCGTACAGGCCAGCCGAACTGGGCGAATTAAACGCAGCCACACGCCGCTTCATTGCTCCATAAAATAATCGGCTTGCGCCGATGGTAAACCATCGGCGCAA